AAGGCATAAAGGCCTTCGTGGATCTTAAGGGCCTTAGCGTCTTTCGATTCCTCGCTAGCGCAGCTTAGTAGTGCTGAAGCAGCAAGTAGTGATAATAATGTACTTTTCATATTGGGGGTTGTTTACTTTTTAGATCTGTTCTTTACCGCTGATATGAACCTACGCTCGGTATGGTCGTAGTCCATACCATCTCCGTTGCCGTACTTTCCAGCTTGGCGGTTCTTTCTGTTAAGCTCAGCCCGGTACTTCTTACGCTCGTCGGTGGAGTGATACTCTGTATCGTACTCCTTCTTCTTTTGGTAAGCCTTAGGATTGCTGTCGTAATACTTTTTAGTTTTCATAAGCAATTTTGCTTACAATATCTAGTCCTCGTCCTCTTCGTAGAAGCAGGCCTTGAACTTGTAGTGAGTAGGAGTCTTTCCAGATGCTTTGACAGCAGCTTCAAGCTGCTTCATCCCAGATGCCATATCCATTGACTTGATTTCAATCTCCTCGCCGGACTCATCACTCATCCTACCACCGTAGTTGTACTTCTTGGCTTTCATAGCTGTTTACTTTTTCTTTAGCATCTTAAAGTCAATGGCGGAAATCTTTCCGTCCTTGTTCTTGTCAATCTTCACTTGGCCTCCCATAAGGTACTTCTTCATCTTGCCTCCCATACCGTAATCCATTTTACCTCCGCCAGCCATCTTCTTGACGGGAGCGGATTCTTTTGCCTTTATTACACGGTTCTCTACGCGAGCTGCTTTTCCGAGAAGTCGGTCGGCCTTACGCTCCCTGCCCTCGTCTACAGCTTTGCTGCCGCGTGCTACAAGGTTGGCTTCGCGATTCTCAAGTCTTTTGACTTTGTTTCCTACCTTTCCGCCATTAAGGTACATATCCATCTTACCGCCGCCCATCATTTTCTTGACTGGAGTAGCGGCTGGCTTCTTTTTTACCATAAAGCCTTGCTCCTTTAGTCCGCGGTCAAAGGCGGCCAGTGCATCGGGGTCATTCTTACGGATGGTGTTGCGTTCCTCGGTGAGCATCTGCATACGGTTTGCCTTGGCAATCTCCATATCGGTCATCTTCTTCTTTGGATCTGGAACGATTGGCGTCTTGCCGCCATTCTTGTAAACAGTCATCTTTGCTTTCATAGGTACAAAGATATGATTAAAAATAATCGAACATAAAGCCACCACACGTAGACTGGTATCCTTTTATTGCGGAAGTAACACCCGACTTTGATACACCAATTGCATCTGCTGCCTCTTTAGCTGTTGCCCAGATAAAAATGACATTCCCATCAAGATCCATCTGAACTACAGCTCTAGACCTTGGGTTATTATATCCAGAAAAATCTCCAAACCAAAGTGGCCTACCGTTTTTCTTGTGCGATTCGCTCATCTTCTTGCGAGTCTCTTTAGATATTACCCTGCCAATAGCCTTAGACCTAATCTTCTCCCTTACCTCTTCATAGTTGTGAAGGTCCGTTATCTTAGGAGGCTTGTCGCCTCCAACAGTTAGGTTTACAATGTCCTTGTTTTTTGACTTGGCTAACGATATAAGGTTAACCTCCATTTCATAGCATTTTTCTTCAGTACCGCAAAACACTATTCGGTGTCTAAAGTCAAAGTCAATACTACGAAGCCATCTAGACTTACGTAGGTTATATGATTTGTTTTTTGGATTTTTAGCCTCGTATACGTGGCTTTTAATGCGTTGATCGGGCTGTGTAGATACGCCAATGTATCTAATTCCAGTCGAATCAGCAATAACGTATACAGAGCAATTATCCATAGATCTTCTTAAAGGTCTCAGCAGTGTACGGAACGTACTTAGCCTTTCCTCCGGTGAAGATAGCAATAAGAATCTGTTTACGGTTAGCTCCTTTACGATATCCAACGTGTACCCAGTTCATATCGCCATCTCCATTTGAACCCTCAGCGATGAGCTGGTCAAACTCCAGATTGTCCTTGATAAACTCAAACACATCCATATTGGTAACGCCGTTGCCGTGACCGTCTTGGTCTAGGTCAAGAGCACGCCCTAGGTTATGGTCAGAGGTAGAACTACCACCTATGGCCTTATTCAAGGCAGCAGATCTGTAGCCCGAAGAGATGTATATAGGAACACCGAAGTGCTCACGAACCTTATCAAAGACTTCAGTACAGATTGTCTTTAGGTTTTCTAGATGCTCTGGGGTTGGCTCGTTGCTGATACCCTTGCGCTTAGCAGTATCACTCTTGGTGACCTCCGATAGCGATACGTAGTTACTTAGTTTCATAAGCAAACTTGTTTTGCGTTGTTAATCATAAGACAAAGATACAATCCCGTAACAATGTATGTGACAGTCCCATACTCTACCTTGGGATACCCACAATAAAAAAGGGCCCGAAGGCCCTAATCGCAGAATCTGTCGTCACAACACAAAACCACTATGCAAATTTAGGGTTTTTCATCCTAAGCAAAAAATTAGCTGGCAACATAACCCACCTCTTGTATATCGATAAACCTTTACTGTTGCCAACCTTAGTAGCAGTGCTATATCTTACGTGCTTATCGTAACCCTTACTCCTCCCATTTCTGTTTACCCATTTAAGAAATGTTGATTGATGTACACCAACAGCTAAAGAGGCTGAAAATGAAGATAGGTAAATCAATTTTGTTTCAATGTCAACATATATATAAGACAATCCTCCGTTACCACCACCAGATATATTGTAGCAGTTCTCTATCCTATACGCAGATATCCACAGGTTCTCAAGATCATTTAGCTGTTGCATTGTTTCCGCCCAGCAAATCACCTCCGTGTGGAAGTTTTCCTTACCGTAGAGCTCAAACGCATCAACAAGGACCTTTCCAGACCCCTTGTATGACTTACTAAACCTAGAAGACCTATGTTGTCCTATGTATATCCAGTTGTTTAACTTATTGGTTGTCTTGTAGATGTATCCTATCATAGCTGTATTTGTGTTGTGACAAGGCAAATATACGTAATATTTGGTGGTTTGGAAAATATTTTGTACCTTCGCATAGACTAAGGTCTGCAGTGACAGTGCTCAAAGACAAAGCGATCTAAAAGACAATCGCTTTTACACATCACGTACTAAGGGGGTCGTCGCACAAGCAGAGACCCCCCTACTCGTCACGAAACACATCAAGTGCTCAGATACCCAGAATAAGCGACAACTATGGTCTGTTCGTTCTACCCAATTATAGCTGTTGTTTACTCGTTTTACCGATCATATAAAGCAGAGTAATGGAGGTATACGGGTCCTTATGGCCCCTCCACCTCCCACGTAATGATGTAATTTAACAGCTGTTTAGACTACTATCGTCAATGTATAAGTTTACGTCTGCAGCTTCTTCCTCAACCTAAGGGTTGACGTCAGAAGCATCCCAAAAAACGTATGGAAAGGGTAATTTATCTAGAATTAGATATAATTATCTAGGGGATAATATACATATATACACGTACGCACCCGCAAACGGAAACGCAATCCCACACGTATGCCCCTCGCGCGCGCTGATTCCTATTGCAGGTTTTTGGCGTTTTGGTAGGTCGGCTATGGTGAGTAACTAACTGCGTTTATGCCTATGGCTTGTAGGCTCTTGGTTGTCGGTTGGCATTGTGGTTTGGTTTGCTCTTGTGAACAAGAGTGGAACAATCACCCTCCCTAACCCCTCCCTAACTACTCCCTTAACCTCCCACTACCTCCCACTTTCCCCCACTAGGCTATGGGTTATGCGTATACTTTAGGTGGGCAATGAAAACTTTTGTCGGTGATTATCAGCAAGTTAGAAAAACTTTCACCAAAAAGTTTGCATATGTCAAATGTCGTTATCACCTTTGACCCATCAAACAACAACAACTAATCTACCACACTATGAAAACTATTGAAATTACTGCCTACTCATTTAGCGAACTATCTGATAATGCGAAAATGCGTGCGCTAACTGACTACCAATCGGACTGCGAATATTCTTGGTCATACGATGCAATCAAATCTCTTGGAGCATTTATGGATGCTGTTGGGGTGACTATGACTAACTACGACATTGATTGGTTATGTCCATCGCGAAGCAAGGTTCGCTACGATGGTAATCCTCACGGACAATTCATTAAAGAAGATTTAACGGGTGCATTTAGCGACTACTCGCTAACTACTACTTGGAACAAGACAAGGTCTATTGAGGGTGCTATTAATGAATTTCTTTCTGAAATATGCAATGACTACGAGTACCAATTGTCAGAAGATGGATTCATTGAGTACTGCGATGGAAATGAAATCATCTTCGATGAAAACGGAAATCAATTATTATACTAATCAATAAACAATAATCTAACACACTATGAAAAACCACGCAATCTCAAACATCACCTACAATATCCTCACCATTGAGGGCAATTACGTACCTAATTGGGTTATGACATTTGAGCGTTTATTCCTAAACGATATAAAGGATGGAGAAGATTTCGAATTCGTTTATGCTCTCGGTGAGATTTCAGAAAAGGTGATGCGGTTAAAAGTTGGCGAAAGTTTTCAATTTAACGCAAACCGAGACATTGCGATGAAGAACGGAGCGATAATTAGAATGACATAGGTTAACTGACGAGGCTTGATATTAGCCGAAATGCCGCGAGGCATCTTAACCAAAAAACAATTGATATGAACTACACTTTTTTTTCAAGGACAGCAAACGAGGGAGCGACTAACGAGGTGACTTTTAATGTCGCATCTGAAGAGACTCCAGAGAATTCAAGGTTCCTAAAAGAGCTTGATAGCCTACTTGCTCAAGGCAAGATTATAGCCTACGGCTACACTACACTACAACCTTACTAACCAATAAAACAAATAGAAACTATGACAATTAGCCAAATCAAAAAACTAACAGCAGAAACTGCGCCCTACTACTTTGCAAGGGACACAATGCGATTCTTTAAACAAAGGATGAGCGACTTCAGCGTTAGCAAGTGCGAGGATGGTAGGTACCTAATCCAAGCACCATCAAAATACGGAACGTCCGTCAGGTACTTTAACCCAGTCAATAACGAGTTGGAACTTAAATAACAAATTGTTAATAACTTTCTCTTGCATATTCCAAAATCCATTATCACCTTTGCTCAACCAATAACCAATTAAACAATTAGAAACTATGAAACTCATTGACCAATTTATAGCGTACGAAAACGGTGAACTAACCGATCAACAAATAGTGTGCTTCTTTGCTGAGCTAGTTAAGAATGGCGCGGCCTGGAATCTTCAGGGTCGCTGGAGCCGAACCGCCAACGCCTTAATCAAGGAGGGGTGGATAGACCGAGAGGGTAACGTTTCACTTGCTGTTTTAGAACTTTAATTAACCAATCAATAACCAATAAACAATAGAAATTATGAAAATTATTAAAGTCACAAATTTTAAAGACAAATTATCAGTATACATAAATGTTGAGCAAATTGGGCATTTTTATCGAGTTCCTGAAGAAATGCAATATGGCCGTGTTAAAGAAGTAGAACACACAAGATTAGCAGTTACAACTCATAATAATGGAGGACTTACTATAACTGAAACTCCTGAAGAGTTGATAGAAATGATTTCACAATATAACAAATAGAAATTATGGGATTCTTTTCATTCAAAACAAGCGACACCAAGCGGTCAATCTCTAATGCATTCTCTAAAAGAAAGACATTCGATGTTCACCTTATAACCCCTGATGGTCGGGTCTTCACCGAGAAAAACTACGAGGGATATGGTGAGTTCGGAGGCAAGGACTACTACGAGCTACTCGCTGAACTAAACGGACTTGGTTCTGAAAGGGGTTTGGGCATTACACTTGCATTCCAGGGCAATCCCTCGGGAGACAATACACCTAATATGGTTTACCCAAAGTTGGTAGAGTTTTTAGATGAGGATGTTGTGGCTCAATACAATCGTGTGCCAAACCCAAAGTCTTGCAAGCACCAAGGATATTTTTACAATTAACAATCAATAAACAAATAGAAACTATGCCAAACTGGATGAGAACAGCCCTTGAAGTATCGGGCGACAAAACACAACGAGAAGAATTCTTTAATGCAATTGGTCAAGGACTTGAGTCCGATCAGCCAATTGACTTTGAGAAAATCATTCCTCCCCCCGACAACTTGTTCCGAAATAATCTCGGAACGCGAGAGGAGAAGTACTGCAAGGAAAACGACATACCTAATTGGTACGATTGGAACCGCGAGAATTGGGGAACAAAATGGAACGCTTCCTATGGTGAGCTTCGCCCATCAAAGCAAGGAGACAGCACCGTGCTGTTCTTTGAGACAGCTTGGAGCTTGCCTATGCCAATCCTTGAAAAGATTGAGCAGATGCTGATGAACGAATTCCTTGGACTAAACATCTACGGAGAGTTCATTGAAGAAGGAAACAATGTTGCTGGAGTTGTCCTGATGGATAAGGATGGTGCTGATATTCGTGAGCTTGACATTGAGGAAAGCGTATTTAGTGATGAAGAGGGAGGGGAATTAAACTATCACGTTAATTTCTTTGATCAGGACGGATGCGAATTTAAATTTAAACACCTATAACTAAAGAAGTCATCCGCACAATGGATATTTCATACACGATGGGGGTAGGTGCGGCTGCGCCCCATTTTTAAACCCAATCAAAAACTAAAAACTATGAAAAGCAAATCATTCTTCGGGCAGATATTCAGCCCACCACTACCAGTCGCTAAGGTTCGCATTGAGCGTAAGGACGGCATCTACGTCCTAAGGGACGATGCCGACCAAGACCTTGGGTACGAGTTCGATTCATTCGACCAAGCCTTTAGGTTCGCCAAGGTTATCAGCCGAGAGGTTATGGACACGCAAACCTTTTGATTATGGAGTACGTGGTATCATACAACCCCGACACCGAGAAGCACGATGTGCTACTTCAGGAGCCCTTTAGGTTCATCAAGTCATTCACCAATCAAGAGGATGCGTTTGAACTAGCAAAACAATTAACCAATAAAAACAACAGCAAAAACAAATAACTATGAAAGACTATTCAGATAAACCAACGGAGACCCCACTACAAAATTGCTCTGACTGCGACCGAGAGTTCGACCAAGACAACGACTACTATGGCTACGACAAGGAAGACAATATAATCTGCGAGAGTTGCTTAGAGTCCCACTGGGAAGCCCCAACAATCTTGTATGAGTTTGACCCTAACGAGGAATCTATGGCGGTATTCCACTACTCACAAACCCTGAACCGCTACCGAGATACTGAGAACTACGAGGAGCAGGAGGGTGCGCCATCCTGCATCAAGGGTGCTAAGTGGACTTCAACTGGAGGATACAGGGGATACGTTGACGTAGAAATCAATGACGGCTACACCTTAGTGGCTGACGGATGGTCAACCGACAGGTACGATGACGTTAGGTGGAAGTGGGACTTCAACGACTTTGTGGACAAAATCCACAACGGAGAACTTGTACCGCCCACTATGCTGTACTTCATCTTCTCCCCGACCAGTAACATATTCTCTACGTCCTCGCAGATTGTAGTGAGGAGTTATGAGGAGGACACATTCCTTAACTGGCTCAGTGATGAGGCCGGCCTAACGAGACAAGAACTTAAGGACGCACTACGATGAAGCCGATAGTTAGAAATAAGAAGAGGCTTACCTCCGACAGCACGATGAGTAAAATCATCACGCGAGTACGATACGCACAACACATAGTAATCAAAGAAGAACAATACGATGAAGAAGATTTCCAGTAACGATGAGTTCTCTGAGCTGATCGACAAGATAGCCGCCAAAGGTATGTCATTCCTACAATTAGTTATTTTCGCTAACATTGTGGTGCTAATTGTAGCACAAATAATTAAAGCACTAAAGTGATGAAGATGACCTATGAAGACTTTACCTCAAGCACATTCCTGATTCGGTTCTGCGTAAACGGAACCGATCAGGGAGAGGTAACCATCAGACCAATCTTTGACGATGAGTGGGCGACCACATCGGTAAACGACAAGTACTATGACGTGAACCTATGGCTCGATGATTGGAAGAGCGAAGAGAGCCCGATAGTCCGCTTTGGGGTCTACAGCCTAAGCTATTCCGAGGATGGGATGCTTATAACCGACAGCAAGATGGCCTGCAGTAGCGACTGTCCTGATGCTGTTATACAAATAGTAAATTGTTAATAACTTTTTTTAAAAGAGTACGAAAAACCTTGCTACTATAAATTCTGATGGCTAACTTCGCCCTGCGAGAGCAACCAATTAACGTCTATAACATTAACACATACAGCATATGAACGACCACTTTCATTCCTTAGTACGCTTCTACGTACTGCGAGTAACCGCGATGGAGACAGCCCTCAAGGCTGTCGAAACAGAGCGGGATGCACTGCTAAACGAACTGATGCTTCTGCGTCAAGAGTAAGGCTTCGTTATCCTGGGGCAATCCAGGCGCACTATATCCAATTAACAACAAACAAATAAAACTATGAAACAAAAGATTGAAGCAATGGGTTATATCTATCTGACTATCATAACGATAGTAGTGTTTACAGCCCTAATAAACGCACACATACAATGAGAGAGCAGTTTATGCGGATAGCGATGGCGCAATTGCGCCCCGCCTATCCTTTCAAGCTCCAGCGTATAGCTGTTGCTGCCAAGATGTGGAGCAGATTCATATCGAGAAAAGTAGGCGCAGAAGGTGAAAACTAGGTGCATATCTATGAAACTTAAGCCCCTTGCAAACCTAAAGATTCAGCGACGTTTACTCGTTGAAGCAGTAGAGTACCACGACAATTTCTTAAATGATGCGTTTAAGCGCATCAATGAAATTGACCTGATCTTAGAAAGAAATAAAAGCAAATAGTTGCGTACCAGACATATTACTATTATCTTTGTACAAATTAATCAATAATTCAATTAAACACTATGAAAGAACAAACTTTCCAACAGCGACTGATCAATGTCCAGTCGCGGCTGAAGGCCAACAAGTCTCAGTACAATTCATTCGGTAAATACTCCTACCGTAATCAGGAGGATATCTTAGAGTCGGTAAAGCCTCTGCTTGCAGAGAACGGACTGATTATTACACTCTCTGATGAAATCATCGGAGACGGGTTCGAAGGCAATATGCTAATCGTGAAAGCCACCGTAACGGTGAGTGATGGAGAGAAGTCGTTACAGGTCTCTGCCTGTGCGGGCATCGACCCCAACAGAAAAGGTATGGATATCGCCCAGTCATTCGGGTCATCTTCATCCTATGCTCGTAAGTACGCACTCGGTGGTATGTTTCTCATTGATGATAATAAAGATGCTGACTCTATCAATACGCACGGAAAGGGCTCCTCGGCTTCGGTGCCTACGGCGAAGCCGGTCGCCGCTAAGCCATCAGCGGGGTCTGAGCTTTTCCAAAAAGCTGTTGACCGAATGAAAGAGGTAGGTACTAAAGAGAAGTACGAAGAAATATTAACAGCAATTGGAGACCAACTCTCTGATGTTCAGCGTAACGCGCTGTCTAAGTTCATCAATAAGTAATGAGCGAGATAATCTTGCTTGACGGCACGTCCTGGGAGAAGAACGTCTTGCTTGAGGCAATGATGGACGACGACTTCTACTATGGGTACCTAGGCTCTGCTTCACTATCATCTTCTTCCGACAAGCTTTTAAACGAAAGCCCGAAGGAGTACAAAAATATGCTAGAGGGAGCAAGGCTGGACACACCAGCCCTTGCTATCGGCAAGCTAATCCACACAGCGGTCCTTGAGCCTGAGAAGGTAGAGGCTCTGTTTGTGAAGGTAGACGTGGCGAGTAAGGCATCTAAGATATACAAGGATGCCAAGGAACAGCTGTTGAAGGGTCAGACGATCCTTACCACTAGCGAGTATGACCTTAGTATGGGTGTTGTGGAAGTTCTGCTTCGCAACGAGTTAGTTAAGGATATGCTAAAGGGCGGGGAGTTCGAGATGCCAGCCATTGGTGACGTATCTGGACTGCCCCACCGGGCGAAGGCGGACATCCTCCACAGAGGTGTCGCAGTTTACGATCTTAAGACAACATCAGACATTGGCTCATTTAGCCACAGCGCAAAACGGTATGGATATCCTGCACAGGTATACATCTACTCTACGCTGTTTGGAATTGACTACAATAACTTTCAGTTCATTGTGGTCGATAAGGGAAGTAAGGATATCGGGGTTTTCTCCGTCTCTGAGTCCTTCTACCTTGAGGGTAAGCGTTTAGTCGATAAAGCTGTCCGTGTTTACACGGAGTACTTTATCAACGGCGAAGACCTCGATAATTATATAATAACAGGAGAACTTTAATTTTAATTTTATGTCATCATCAACAGATTACAGAAAGAAAATCAATTACATCGGCAATGTTTTTTACAACGAATACGAAGGTGAATTCACTGGATATTCTTTGTACCTAACAGCAGAAGAGCTTGAGAATGCTAAGGCATATCTAGCCGACACTGGTCGTGTATTGATTAAGCTTAGAACAGGTCGTGAGCCAAAGAAGCCTTACGCATCTATCGAAGCCGCTAAGACACCAGCACAGCCTAGGACTGAACAGCCTCGGGTAACGCCAACCACCACGCTGGAATTCTAATGCTGGAGACCTCGATAGCATACCTGCTCTCGATGGAGTGGGGGAGGGACATCACTGTCCCCCCCTCTTCCTCCTTCTCCTTGACAAGCAGCAACGGATCAAAGGACGTTACGTTCTACATCATCCAGGCTACGCTTGACCAAGGTATCATACGATTCGTTCCTATGTCTACAAGCAAGGAGTTCATCGTTATGTTCATATGGAAGAAGGAAGGGGCCAACTGCGTAACTATACCAACAGCTAAAATACAGGACGACCTACCTACTGGGATGATAACGTCCAAGAAGATTGCAGAGTCATTAATCCATAAAACACAAATAGATGTCTCTTCCGATCTTTTACCTTCAGGCAACGATTTCATATACCAAAGGCAAGCAAAAGATAAAGCGTGAGGAGTGGATTGTTTCTAAGTACGATACCGCAATGGAGATAATGATCAACGACTCTAAGACCAATAAAAGCTTAGAGGACAGGGTCTACGGAAAGGTCTACAAGGGAGAAAAGAAGATTGTCATTGTAAAGATTAACTCAAAGAAAATAGTAGGATATGAATCAAGACAGCAGTAAAGGACCAGGAAGCGATTTGAAGTTTATATTCTGGGATGATGTTGGTGACAGCCAAGATCACGTTGACAACCAGAAGCCTAGCTGTTCGAACCAAGACAAAGCCACCAAAGAAGATGAAAAATAAAAGACTAATACTTGAACAGTACAACAAGGCGAAGAACTTTCGCAACGTATGTATGTACGATGGTAAGCAGGCAGAAGCCAAGTACTGGTCTGGCTACATCGACGCACTTAGTTTAATTATAGAAACACAGATAGATGAAAAGGACAGCAATTAAAGAAGTCGAGGATAATCTAATTAACCTAAACTACAAGGACTTCTACCGATGGATTGTAATCAATATGCCTCGGCTATCAGGAGCGGACAAGAAGTCTACTCAAGAGAAACGTGATGATGTATTGACGAGTTTGTACAGCCACCCACGGCACATAGGGTCGAAGTACTAAAGCTGTTGGGAGTTACTGAGGCGCAAGATGTAGCGGTCAACGCTACGAAAGTCAAGAGAAGTATCTTCATAGAATGTTAATTTAATGTTAAATGTACAAATAATAAATGAAAATAGACTTAACAATGACCGAGCTGTTACTAATCATCGATATGATTAAGAACGGCATCGAACCAGAAGACAACGAAGGCACGGACTTCTACACTGAAGATGAACTTAACAACAATAAAACAATGACTGACATAACAAAATGCTGGGGCCACGGATGCGACCTCAAGGAATCTTGCTACCGCTTCACTGCCTCCGAAGGGATGTATCAATCCTACTTTATGAACTCACCTATTAAGGACGGCAAGTGCGAATACCAGTGGGACACTAACACCAACGAGAAATGAGTCGTTGCACTCCTCACCGCAAATAAATTTGCTTATGAAGAAGACACCAATGCAAGAATTATTAGATGGGTTGAACAATAATCGTTATGAATCAAATGATGTGGTATTTAGAGATGCTTTAGATTTTGTTATGTGCGTCATTGAACAAAACTATATTGAGAAAGAGAGAAATGTAATTGTAGATGCCCATATTGAAGGTCAGCGAGTCTTTTACAACTACCCTCACACCCGGTGGACTACCGACCAATCAGAACTTTACTACGAGAAAACCTTTAAACCCACCAACGAGAAATGAAAACAGAAAGCAATTTAAACATCACAACAAACGAAGACAGTGCTTTTAAAAAGCAAATTGAGTTTCTACTCGGTAGGGAAGTTCCATTAAGTGCATCCGAAATTAACTCATTGGCTCACCTAACAACAGGAAACCTATGGGTGATTAAAGTATTAGATAAACTAAATTTATCCATTGAAGACATCATTTACGAAAGAGATAGAGACATTCTAAAAGCTGAAGTTCTTAACACCAACGAGAAATGAGCAAGTACATCAGCGCAGCGTTCTTTAGGGACGTAGTGAACCGCCAACGATTCGGAGGCGAAGATGAAGGCATCAGCTTTGATTATATGTTGGAACTAATAGAACAAGAAGTAATAAAGAACTATGAAAGCACCACGATTAAATAAACAGCATCGGAAAATGAAGATGCTTAAAATTGTTAAGTCGGATAAGCAGTTCTGCTTACAATTGCTAAATCGGGTTAACGTATTCGGATAATGAACCCTTTATCGTGCATTATATGTCACTTTACCTGTTAATGTACGTTTTAATGTACATTATGACTACAAATTGTGCAATTAAAGGTACATTATCAAACCAAAAAATAAGTGTATTTATTTGCATATAAACCAAACCAATTCGTACATTTACCACTAAATACATATAATGGAAACAGAAACCCAAGACCCGTGCCCAGTATGTCTGCGCACAATTCAACAGATTAACGAGGGTAACAGCGACTGCTACTGTACGCAATAATAATATAAATGAAAATCAATCAACTAGATTTATTTAGTGGCATAGGTGGCTTCCACCTAGGCTTCGAGAAGGCAGGGTACAAGGTGACTTCCTACTTCTCGGAAATAGATAAACACGCAGTCGCAGTATATAAAAACAAATTTAAAAACTCAAATTATGTCGGATCAGTTACAGATGTTCGAGGAGCAGACCTCCCAAAGATTGACCTTATCACCTTTGGAAGTCCTTGCCAAGACTTCAGCCTTGCTGGAAAGCGTAAGGGGATGGAGGGAGACAGATCAAGCCTTATCCTTGAAGCAATTAGACTCATTGGCGAATGTCGACCAAGAGTATTTATCTGGGAGAATGTTAAAGGAACTTTCTCCAGTAATTCTGGCGAAGATTTTTCGGCAATCATCCAAGCGTTTGCCAACATTGGGGGCTATCGACTTGAATGGCAATTGCTTAATACATCGTGGTTTCTACCCCAAAACCGAGAGCGGATATACCTTGTCGGATATTCTACAGAACCCAAGCGAGATTGGAGAGGAGTATTTCCTATCGGAAGCAAGTCAGAATCGGATTATCAGTTATCGCGACAACAAGCAAACACCAATACAATCCTACAGCGATACGGAAACGACGCACAAGGAAGCTATATTATTGAACGTGAATTCAATGCACAAGTAAAACAAGTAGGTACTCGACTTGATTCTAATAACGGAACTCAGCCATATCAGCAAGATCGAGTGTATGATGCTGATGGTATTGTTCCTGCCCTAAATAAAGGCAAGAGTGATTTGATTCTAAGAGTAAAGTCAGCCACAAATTCGGGCTACGAAGAAGCAACAAGCGGTGATACCATCAACCTCTCTCAACCAAATAGCGAAACTCGCAGAGGTCGTGTAGGTAAGCAGAAGGCGCAGACACTTGAAACGAGTTGCAACCAAGCGGTAGTTGAAGTCGTTTCGATGAAATGGCAACGAACTGAGGAGGGCAAGCGAAGCAGAAAGGAATCAAAAGAAAATTTAGGCAAAGATTATACTTCTTTTTCCGACCGAGAGTTGATTCCTTCTGATAGACAAATAAGCAATACAATAACTTCATTTGTTGAAAAAGATGCTTTGATTGCAGTAGTGCAACCAAACTATAGTAGCAAGTCATTAAATGAAACCATAGAGCAAAACACACTAACCGAAGGTGAACCCAAAGCACTTGACCTATACAATCGTCAGGCAAGAGATGAGTCTCCTACTCTTACGGAGCCCCACCACAACAGCTTGAGGTTATTTGATGGCTACCGTATTCGTAGGCTTACCCCTATTGAGTGCGAACGCTTACAGGGATTCCCCGACCAACATACGGCATATGGAAACTACGATGGAGAAGTAAAGCTTATGGCGAACAACCAACGATACAAGCAATGCGGTAACGCAGTGACAGTAGATGTTGTAGAGGCTATAGCAAATAAAATAAAACCACTATTTAAATGAACGACTCAGCCATAAAGATTCTAAAAACAGCAAATGCTGTTAGGGATTTATTGTTAGAAAAAAATAAAGCATATGGGGACTCAGCACTAGAGCCTTCTAATATCTTTGCAAAGGGTTCCGCTGTTGAGAACATCTGCTGTCGTATTGACGACAAGCTGATGCGAATCAAAAACAAAGGAATCAACGACTCCACGGAGGATACTATTCAGGACCTAATAGGTTATTTAATTTTACTTAAAATTGCAGTTGAAGATGAGCGTACTAGAACAATCAGTGACAATATTTCCGAGCGTTCTGCAGACGGAAAAACCTTCGTACATAACGATATCCGCCGCACTCCAAAGAATCTCGACTGGTGGGAAACATCTACCGTTGATTCAGCAGTTCAGAGGGGGTCAAAAAGAAGCCAAGAAGAAGCTTCCGGTGATCCTATGGGCGGGTGAGTTTGACTCACGCCGCGACGAATCAATACGACAGCACAGCGGACTGATAGTCCTTGACTTCGACCACCTAGATGTGGAAGGAAGTAAGGACATCTTATCCACAGATCCATACGTATTCGCCTGCTGGATATCTCCATCCGGCGAAGGACTCAAGGCACTGGTCAACGTATCGAATCCAAGCCTACATAGAGACCATTTCCGAGCACTTCAGGCATACTTTGATGCTGAGTATGGTCTAGAGGTAGACCCCTCAGGAATCAATGAATCTCGCGCCTGCTTTGACAGCTACGACCCAGAGATTGTAGTCAACGAAGGCTCCAAGATATTCGGGCAGATGATGTCCGAGAAGTCTATAGCGCAGAAGGTACAGCCTAAGGACCACTACACCGACTACAATAAGTTGGCGGTGGTGTCCTCTATGATACGCCGAGCAGAAGACGGAGAGAAGCACGCGATACTTCTCAAGGCAGCGATCCTAT